AACTGTTCGTACCTGGGCCAAAGTAACCTTCTTCCTGAAGGCGACAAGTACCTGCCAGTGGAGATAGCCGGAGTCGCTTCCCTGTTCCAATTGTCCCTTGATCCAATTACACGCGGGGGGGAGCCATGGTGTGAATTCATGCCAGGGGATGGTGAGGATCCAAAAAATTCCCTGGCTTCTTCCTCTTCGTCGTCGCTTATCTCGATCACTGGTGGTGGTGTGGGAGGTGGAGTCGGCCATGTCATAATTTTTGACATAAATGTGAGCTCTATTTATGTTAAAATCGCGACATGACACGTGGTGGCAGTTTGTGGCAAATATGCCTTTTGGTTGTAGAATGTAGAATCGTGACCAGAGAGTAATACTAGTGTTCTACCATAAGAACACGTGGTTTTCTCGGTCACGCAATGTTGTAGGAGGAAAAAATAAATAAGTTAAATCAAAGCCACAGTAGTTCAGTTTAGTAGTTTATTAAGTAACCAAGCCCCTAACCACCCAAACCTAACTAACCTACTCAGCCCCTAACCACCCAAACCTAACTAAGCTAACGGAACTAGAGGCCATTAACTGCTTGGGCTTGAGGGTTTTCGTCTTCAATGTCAACAATGGTACCAGATTGTGATACAGTGTTCCAGTTGACGCATGCATAAGGGTTTCCGCGGCGTTTCATTAAAGGTGTTTGAGCATCAATCGTAGCTCCTCCAACGGGCACAGTAAATGTCAAACGGAATCCAGTTTGGTCCGGCACAGAAAGCACATAGTTGTATTGAGTTTCAACTAACAATCCAAAAGCGTCAGCACCCACAATATCGGTATATCGTTGTGCCACGCCAGCTCCTCCCGTTGAGGTTGAAGTAACATCTAGCATAAGGGCCATGCATACGCCTTTATTTCCCTTTTGCTGGTTGAGAAAACCGACACTCGAATTCCAGAATTTAGAGTAGTCGTAACGTTTAGCAGGGCCTTGCACGTAGTGCACATAAGTTTTGCCGGGCTCAAGTGATATATCTTCCTCCATGATTTTAAAATATTTTTTAACGCCAGGGTTAAACATAGGAGATTGACCAAGCGTTGCTGTGGTGTTTGCCAGGACGTTGAGTCTACCATCGGCTAGAGCTGCGTCCTTAGTCAACTGAGATTCCCAAAAGGCAGCGAAGTTTCCGAGAGCAACTGAAGATTTGGCTTCCCAGGTCCACAACTTAAGTGTTAATCTTCTAGCTGTGTTGTTTTTATATTCTTGGCGAACCCATTGTTTTTGTACGTCAATAACAAACGATTGTGCGGGGAACAAATTTGCGTTTGCATTGTCCTTTACTCCATTGGCAACCTTTCCGTTGAAAAGTACAGACGCGGCATCCAATACTTTGAATGGGTCGAAAAAAGAGACAATACCATCAGACAATCCAGTTTGGCCTGCTGAAAATCCAGTACCCATGTCTGCAACATTTTGATTAAAATCAATAGGTTTGTACTTGTTATAAAAGCGCTCAGTATAATATCCATTAGGCGCAGTAACAGTCAAAGCTTTTTTTACCGACTTCACAAACTTGTTAGAGACTTTAATGTCCTTTTTGCCACCAGACTTCTTGGTGTTCTTACCGGATTTGGCATAACCCCTTGTAGCTACTTCGTTGGAGGTAGCTGCAGACTTATTCATAACCATAGCTTTACGCTTGGTTTTCTTTGTAATCCCGGATTGGGAATCTGACTTGCGCTTTTTAGTATCTTTACCGGGTGTTGGTGCCATATCTTTGGGTAAGTTTGATCTAGACCCAAACTTTCCATATAATTTACCAGCAACCAACGCTCCTGGAAGATTTCCGGTAATATAACCTAGCGCACCGGCTGAAGAATAACCAACAATATCACGCATAAAAAGTTAACTTTATTAGAGGAAGTGTGTGACAGTTAAACGTCGTTTTAGCGCAGAGAAGGTTTCCTGATCAAGGCCGGGGTACCATTGTTCAGGGCTTATATTACTGGTTATCCATATTGCAGCCGCGGTAAGTACAGTAGAAGACCCTTTGATTTCAACTATAACCGGGTATCGGTCGAGCCAGCGTAGCAAGTGCCCGATATCAATTCCACCTCGGAACTCGTCAATGACAACATTGACTTGTCCCCTATATCCACACCAGAACTTTGTACGGGGATCCTTAGGGTAAGAATCCAATCCTGCTTCGGCCCAAGCTCTTCTTGATTTACCGGTACCAGTACGTCCCCAGAATACATAGCATACCCTTTCAAGAGCAACAGGATTAGCGTAATCAGCAGCAATAGCCCGTATCGTCCTATAGCTTTGTACTCTAATAGACGCCGGTATAGACTCGACATCTCCGGATTTTGCAAGTTGCCAGATGGACTCCCAATCCTTGGCAACTGTTCGGTCGATGGGTTTATTTCCAAGTTCGAATCTTGTGTTCTCGACACTTGTATCGTCCTTCCAAACGTACTCTGCAGCTGCGGTACTTCTTGAAAGCTCGGCGTGTGCAGGTCCAAAAACTGTTCGTACCTGGGCCAAAGTAACCTTCTTCCTGAAGGCGACAAGTACCTGCCAGTGGAGATAGCCGGAGTCGCTTCCCTGTTCCAATTGTCCCTTGATCCAATTACACGCGGGGGGG